TCTTTTCAAAATTCTCAATAGCGTGATCTTCTGCCGGCTTGATGTGTACGATGCCGGAAACCCGTCCCCCGTTCCTTTTTAAGTGGCCAAATTCAAGCAAATGTGGGAGGCGGTAATTTTTGTTATGCACTACAAAATTACCTTTCCCCATCTTTGTTTTTTTCCACGATTTGGCATACTTACCACCTTTTGCCCTTGGACTTTTTGGGCTTGTGGTATTTAATTCTTGGACGGCCTCTTCTGCTGTTTCTTCTGCTATCTTGTCAACTTTCTCTTCAACTTCAGTGGAATACTCTGCTAATGCTTTAGCAATTTGACTGGCTAGATCTTGGCTCATGTCATCTTCTCCACTAAAGTCAATTCAAGGATGTTGAGGTTGATTGGATATGTCTTCAAAATCCGGTACTCTTTACCGCCAAATTCAGCAAATTCCTGATTATCATATTCAAAGCTGTGAATATCAACAATCAGATTTGGACGAATGCCAGCCTGATTGGCTTGGTAAAATTCTGACCGTGTGATAGATTTCTTTTTACAGAAAATTGTAGTCTTTACCTTCTCAGCTAGATCTTGCTTGAGCTTGTCCTTGCCTGTAATTTTAAAACCTATCAATGTGATTTCATCATTCCACATCTCACACCTCTTTCTTGGAAGAGATTT